CGGCGCGAGCGCGGCAGAATTGTTAGCGTTGTTATTGTTGTTACTGCCCGACGACCACACAGCGCAGAAATTGTTGTTATTATTGTAATTCGGCGACCGCAGCCACCACCACGCAGCCCACTCGCAGATTTACAGGAACACACCCAAAGGGAACGGCTCAGCCGCTCTTCTTATCTGATTTTAGCAGTCCCGTCAGCAGTGCATTCTCTTTGTCGATGAGTTCGCCGAGCGTCTGGGACATTTTATCAAGGCGTTGCGATGCATCCGAAGCCTTGACTGGCTTTCCGGAAGATGTTTCAAAACACCCAGCCGGGTTCAATGCCATAATTGAATAACAATGCGCGAGATGCACGTCTAACGCCATGAGCGACGCTCTGGATTCCAAGATGTGCGCCTCGCGCAGTCTTCGTCGCTCGTCGCTTGATGGGTAGATGCTGTTCGCCTTTTCGGCGTGGTCTACCACCTCGGACGCGAGCCTTGCCACGTCAGTTGCCAAAAGCCGAGCATACCGCGCGGACAACCGCGTTAGAAACGCGATTGTCCGCGTATAGATTTCGTTCGCAGTGTTTACGAACTCCGCTTTGCTTTCGGACCGTTTTGATTTCAGTACCGACATTTGTGTACCTTCCTTTTTGCGCCCACTGTCGTGGGCGCGATTTCTCCGATTGTATGATTAGACTGCGAAAGCCGGCGCGAGCGCGGCAGAACAGTTAGCGCCGGTACCGTAGTTACTGCCCGACGACCACACAGCGCAGAAACCGCTGGAATTATTGCAAGACGGCGACCGCAGCCACCACCACGCAGCCGTATTCACGTCTGAATGCTTGTATTTGACTTTTGAATTGCCGTTTGCATAATAACTGTACTGTGCTTGATAGTTGCCCTCGTAGCTGTTTGCGTATCCGTTTGTACTGCCGAACACCTCTTTCATCGAAAGCAACGGCAGATAGTCTGTCGTTGCCGTTACATTCGATTGCGTGCTTCCCGAACCGCCACCCACGTTATCCGTGTATTTTGTTATCGGTTTTAGCACCGCTCTGAGGTCGGACGGTAGAGCCGCCATCAACGTGCCGGCCACGGGGTTCGTCGCGCAGGTGTTTGTTGCGTTATTTCCCGTTGCGCCGGATGCTTTAACCTCGCCGTAGTTGCTCGGTGCTACGTTCGTACTACCGAGAACGTCATACCGCAAATCCGAAGCCGACCAGCCGCCGTAGTTGTAATAACCCCAGTGGTTGATGTTAAAATACTTCGTACCATCAGTATAGCTCGAATTGTACTTGCTGTCAATCAAACCGACGTCCTTGCCGCCCGATTGTGCCGTTTTGAACCCTTGGAAGTGTATTTTATTCGAACCCTCATATGCTGCATTGTGGTTGAACCCTATAATGAAAACCCAGAGCGATTGGTCGACGCTCAGCGTTCCCACCGTGCCTTTTACTTCGATTTCTTTTGTCGCCCCGACCGACCACACAGACGCGCCCGCGCCAGCATCCGATATGGCTTTAACCGTCGCCCACGAATTGTCGTTAAGCGTAGCCGACGCCACGGTCGCCGTAACCGCCACAGTTTTGCTTGTAGCCTTGTAATTCGTCCCTGCGTCCACATTGACCGTAATCGTCGCAGAACCGCTTTTAACGGCTTTTACGGTGACTGTCGTTCCCGAAACTGTCACTTGCGCAACGGAAACGTCGCTGCTGCTCGCAGTGATAGCTCCGTCACCGGAACGCGAAACCGTAAATGTGCGCGTCATACCTATTGCGCCGACCATATTTAGGCTTGTTGGGCTTGTCGAAACTGAACCAGTCGCTTTCGCAATTTCCCACGCCCTGCCTATCGCTCCGGCGTATTGACCTATCCCAGTTATGACAAGCGTATAAGTTCCTGCGCTGGTCGCCGTATTACCGCTTACAACGTAATCAGTTCCGGCTGTTAGCGTCTTTCCGTTGACCACCACGCTGCTTACCGTTTTCGTTTTTGTAGAACCGCTATAAGTGAGAGACCCGCCCAGCGTAACGGTCGCGCCCGTAATCGAGATGATTCCGACCGCATCCAGCTTGGCTTTATCCTCTTTACTCATCAGTCCGTCTTCGGTCGTTGTTGCTGTGTTAGATGGTAGGGTTATTTCGGTCGTATCGCTTTCCGTGATATGCCCTTCGGTATCGTGTTTAACATAAGGGATTATGATTTTATCGCCGAAGGATTTTTCTCCCGCGCTCCCCTTGCTACCGCCTGCGGCTATGCTGTTTGTGTGTTTTATCGTAGTACCGTCTTTTTTTAAGCCTGCACCAGCCGTATCGAATTTCGTATTCATCCCGGCATCGAAGTCCGCACGAGTTACCATAGCCTCATGGTCTATCGTTGCCGTCAATATGCCGGTATTCGACATTTGGAGCGTGGCGTAAAACGTGAAAACATAATCGGGCATATCTTCGTGTGTCGGAACGCTTACACCTACCCCGTCTTGATAAAGCGCGACCAGTGCGCTCTCGCTCCCGTTAAGGCTTGCCCATACGCCTATCTGATTGATAATGTAACCCGTCGTTACGCCTGCGCTGGTGCATTGCAATTGCAATCTTACACCGTTCGCCACCCTGTCCATTTTGATGATGCTGAGCGTTTGCTTTTGCGCAACGAGTCCGGTCTGCGCCATAAGGTATGCATCTGCGACCGTTCCTTCGCCTGTGGCTGCGCTGTCAAAGTTCAGCGTTGCGCCCTCAAGCCAATTTGCGAGCAGTTCCTTGCCCGCGTTCGTTATAACTGCGCTATTCCACATTGTAGCGTCCTCCTCTTAAATATTCGCCGCTGTGCCTACCGCGACCACTGCCATTCCGGTTCGTGCCGTTGCGGCGTATGCCGTAACCTCGCCCGAATGCGCAAACTCGATAACGTCCAGCACCGCGCTGCTTCGTTTAGCGACCGCGACAAGTGCGCGGAAACGGTCGATTATATCCTGTGTCTGCAACGGGTAGCTCGTTGTAACACGGAAGTGGAACGGTTCGCCGTTATACTTGTTCCACTCCGTAACATACCCGCCGCCGAAAACGTCTTTTATAATCTGCTCGATTGCCCATTTCGTGCCGCGTTTCGAATAGACCTTATCTGAGCTTTTTATGATGGCGCGTTTGCTTTCAATCGGCAAATCTGCGCTATACCAGTCAACGTCTAACTCGTATGCCAGCTCGTCAAGCTGCGCATCGTTCAAACGGTCTATTTGGTCCCACACTCGTGCCGTCTTTACGCGGTTCGCCGGAATAAGCACGGTAGATTCCACCGCTTCGGCAAGAGACTTTACGGCCGCGTCTTCACGCATAAATTCCGGGAGCAGTTTCAAAAATTCCAACGTGGTTATTTTCATTCTTTTACTACCTCATGCTTTACCGTCATTGTTCCGGAGAATTGTGCTATCGTCGTCTCGTCAAGTTCGGCAAATGCCGGACTTGTAATTGCGACACGGTATGCGCCTACTGCGTTTTCGCCGTCCGGTTTCAAAATCAACGCGCGGAGTTTATCGGGGTTGATGTCTCGTCCGATTGCCCCACTCTGCCATTTGATGTATTGCGCAATTGCCCCGCCATCGCTTTCGATTGTTTCGATGCAAGCACTTTCATCTTCAGCCAGCGTGTAGTACGTGAGATTGATGTCGTATGTCTTAACGGTCGGCGGCTCAACTTTTACGATGTCAGTCATGGGACGGATGTCGTCTGCGTTGCAAACATCATAGACCTTTTGCAGAATTTCCTCGTCGGGGATTTCGCCGCCTTCGCATATCGGTATGATTCTGACCGTCCCTGCGTTCGTCGTATCAACGCTCACTTTTATTTGCGTCGCGTCGGCAAGCCTACCGCCCGCTGTAAGCGTGATTGTCATCAAATCGTCCGTATAGTCGACCGTATAATCACTACCCTTTACGGCCGCCGTAGTGCCGTCAGAAAGGAAGACCACCAGCGTATCAAGTAAAAGCAACGAACCGCCCTTGTAGGCTTTTCTACCGTTCACATCCAGCATACGATTAAGCGTCTGCTGTTCGCTTGTTACGACGACGTCGGAAATGGTCGAGTCTGCGGTCATCGCCCAGTATCTGTAACTTTTTATAGGCCCCGCCGTCGACAGCTTTGATGGCGCGGCAAGTATGCGCGTTCGAAGGCTGTCATCCGATTCTTTGTCTGTGCCGCCTGCGGTTATCGTTATGTTTTCTATGTTGTCGATGTACGCGATGGGGTCTACCATCGTATTTATCATTCCTGCCGATATCTCGTTATACTCCGTACCTTCGCCTACGCTCTCCGTTTCAACGTCGACGTGTGTTTCCCCTGCGAGAAGAATGGCGGCGGTTACAGTGGCAAAATACCGCTTACTGTCGCCCGTTACGCGCGTCCCTTGCGGTATGACGATATTCGAACCGAACGCGGAATTGACGTTGAACCGGATTGTCGTCGTGGCTTTTGTCGCAGGGATGCGTTCCACGCCCACACGCTCGCCCAGCGCATCGAGAACCTCGCCCCTTGCATACCTCAGCATTTTTTGCTTGGCTGCGTCATTCATCGCATTGAACATAGCAACGAAAACCGCGACGAGACCCTCGGCAAAAAGCCGACGCTCGTCTCCGGGATAGAGCGATTCTCCCACCGAATTTTCAAGCGATGTAATTATTTGATTGTAAAGTTTATCTGCATCGGTCGTTATAAAATCCATCAATCAGTCCTCCCCGTGATGTTGACCGTCAAGGCTACTTGACCATTCGTCGCGTCGGTGGTTTTCAATTTTACGCTCTCTACGCTCACCCTTGGCTCGTAGGTCTCCACCATCCACTTGGTATCCTCGATAAGGTCTTCGCGTTCGCTAAGGCTCGAACCCGTAAGCTCGGCGAGCCTTACGCCCTTTATTCTATCAAACGGAGTTTCTCCGCGCGAAATTCGCACAAGGTTGTTTGCGCAAATCGCGGGATTTCCGTTTCCCGAACCTTTCATATCAGCCTCCTTATAAACGCGATTGTAACGCCGGGTTTTTACTCTTCAGCAACGATTTCTTCGCTGTCGAACACGTAACGCCTACAGCCGAAGAACCGGCCGCGTTTGCGCTCTCCGCTGCCGCCGTTATACTCGCGCTTAGCGTCTCGTCGCTTTCTTCAAACGTAAATGTCAGCTTTGAATACCGAAATCTACCGGCGTTATCTATTTGGGTATTCGCCGCCTTGACTTTTGTCAGAATAAAGTTCGGGCCGTAAGTCTGCCCGCCTATTTTCAGAATTCCCGTTTGACCTATCCAGCTTTTCCAGTTTTCCATTTCGGCGCGAACGTCAACGTCAAAATGCGCGTTCAGCGTAGACGAGAAGGACACCGTCTGCTTTTTCAGTCCGCGAATATTGCTAAGCGGAGAACCCTCTACCGCATTGTTCTTTTCAGCTTCCAGTTCATAGCTCGTAGTGAACCCACTAAAATCTTTTACGCTCTTCGCCGTAATCTCCCACACCTTTGTGCCGAGTGCAGTCGTGAATGTTGCCGTTCTCGCCATAATGCCTCCTTAGCCTTCGGTCTCCCCGTCCGCTCTCATCAGAATTGCCCCCGAACGGTCCGCGAACTCAACGAAAATAACCCGCACACCTTTATGCAAAGCTCCGGCGCGTAAGTCGCGCGGAATAGTCAGCGGCTTTGTTATCACGCCCGAATGCTCGGAAAGTACACGCGCAAGGGTGGGATTGCCGTCTTTGTCGAGCGGCCGTTCTTCTATCGTACTTATTTCTCCGCGTTGTACCATCAATAACCCTCCAGCGGTTTGCGAAAAAATATTTTTATTTCGCCTTTTACGTAATCCATCCGGGTGCGCGTAATGAACACTCGCCCGTTCCATTTGCTTGCTTTTGCATTCTCGATTTCGACCACGCTACCCGCGGCATAATCACAGGTCAGCTGTCGTCTAAAATTGCCCGTATAAGCGTTTTTATTCGCGTCTCGAAGGATGCCGCGGGCAAACCGCAGAGCCTCTTCGTTGCTGACGCATTCTATCGGCTGCCGAGGACGCAGTACCCTGCCCGTTCGCACGTTATCTGCATAAAACACGCCGGCATACTCTCCCGACGATATCTCCGCAGAGCTGTACGCTTCGCCCGAACGGTCCGAAAACTCAAACACGCCGTCTGCGCCTATTTTTATGCGCGTAGTTGCCCGTGCGCTTTCTCTTGCCTGCTCGTCGTATATAACCAGTCGACCGTTGTAAACAACCATCGCGCATCCCTCAAGCAGACACCGCATCTGCAAAAAATCAAAATCCGATTGATTGTCTTGCCGTATGTAAGAGTAAACCCTATCCGTTACCCCGTAAGATTGGAATTTGAGACCATGCTCGGCGGCGATGTCTTCACCTATCTTCAAAAGTCGGATGTTCTCCCACGCACGATTCTTCACTATCTCGCCTGTCGGTGGCATAGCCGATGCACAAAATGTAATTAAACCGTTCGCCGGAGAGACGCGCGTAATGTGCATCACTCCGGTGTCGGCCGCTTTGTTTTGGTATCTTATGGTATCTCCGCTTTTAGGCTGCCAAGCATTCCACCTATTGCCGCTATCGACAAAACGAATTAAAAGCCTATCGGCTCTTTTCTCGGCGAACGTCTCATGTTCGCATCGGTTAATGAAAACCCTCGGCGTTATGTCGACGCCGTTATAAATCAGCTTCATTCGGCAGTCCTCCACGGCGCGAGAGTTTCCGGCGTTGCCGTTTCGTCAAAGACCGGGATGCGGAGCGTTACCTCTTCGTCAAAAATAATCACATCCGCATAGTCCGGATTTGCGGCTATGATTTCCGATGCCATCTTTTCGTTATTGTAGACCTGAAGAGCGAGTTCGTCGAACGTGTCGCCCAGTCGGGTCGTATAATCAATATACCGAGACACGGTCATATCGTCCACCCTCCCTTAATGCCAGCCACTCTTCGAGCCAGTCTAAGAATTCGCTACCGCATTCTTTCAGTTTCTCTACTATGTCTTCGGCATCCAGTTTTTCCGCGTTCTGAACGTCAATCTGCGGCGACCACGTCAAACCGCTTAAATCGTAATAAATGACGGTCGTCTCGGTCAAACCACCAAGCGAGAACCCTTCCATAGCGAGCAGTTCGCTTGCCTTGCTTAGCGGCGTTTCTTCGCTCGAAACAGAAACGTCAAGCGTTTGAATGGCTGCGGTTATTTCTGCCCGCGCTTCATCGCTCATCTCCACCGCATCGAGAACGCCGAGTATCTTTCCCGCTTGGGCCCAGTATTGGACGTTCTCTTCATGGTATGCCGGGTCAAAAGAAATAACAGCTTCGGGGCCTTCCTCGCCCGCTATGCTTATTCCGTCCGTAAAGCCACCAGTTGCAAGTCTCGGCAAGGAAACCTTCGGTATTTCGGGAATGGCGGGGATTCCCGTCCATGTCCACACTTTGCTCAGTCCCCCGGTCACACCGTTTATAACGCTGATTATCGCATTGATGCCCGTTTCGACTATTCCTATCAAGCCGTTTATAACGCCTTTGAAAAAGCCGACTATTCCGTTCCAGATGCCGGAGAAAATGCCCGCTATGGCCTCCCACGCGCCCGACCAGTTGCCTTGGAACACGTTTGTTATAAAGTCAATCAACCCCGACAGCACGTCGGTTATCATCTGAATGAGCGGCGTTACCACGCTAAGAGCCGCGCCCAGCACTCCGCTGAATAAATCGGATACCGTCTGCAGAATAGGCTCAAGCGGTTTTAACGCTTTCGCTATGAGCGTCTGAATTAGCGAAATCAACGGCTTTAATATGGCGGTTACCAATTGCAGAAGCGGTTTCAAAATCGCCATACAAATGTCGAGTATGGGGTCTAAAAGCGAAAGTACTATGTCCAGCACCGGCGAAAGCGTTTCCAGCAAATTGATTAAAACCGGCAGAACCGCCTCGATTATGGACGTTAATATCGGCATAACTATCGAAAGTATCTGCTCCACAATCGGCAAAACTTTTGCGAGAATTTTGCTAACGATTGACATCACTGCACTCAAAAGCTCAGCGATAATCGGAAGCACCGCGCCCAGCAAATCGAACACGGGTTCAAGGACTAAGGCTATCGCATCCACCAGCTCTATAACGACCGGAAGAACGGCCGTAATTATTTTGACCAGCGGTGGAATTATTTTCGTCAAAAGCGATTTCGCTATTTGCATTAACGGCTTCAAAAGCTCCGATAAAAGCGGAGCTATCTCGGTCACTACATCTGCGATTAACGGCGTGAGCATTTCCGTCATTTCGGAAATAACGGGCAGTAGTTCATCCATAAGGTCTGCAACTATCGGCATCAAGTCGTTCAAAGTATCGAACATCGTATTTGCCAACGGCTCAAGTGCAATCTGCGCCCGTTGTTTGAAAATCTGCAAACGCTCCGTGAAATCGTATGTATCCTCGGCGCATTTCGTTATGGTTTCACCGTTTTCTTGTAGTGTGGCAGTTAACGCTTCGATATCAAGCGTCCCGTCTCGAATTGCCGAGGACATTGTGGATGCAGCTCTCGTGCCGAAAATCTCGGCGGCTATCGCCGTTGCGTTCGTCTCGTCCTTTGCGTTGACGATTGCGTCTATGTACATCTGCAAACCGTCAGCCGCGCCTATCCCCTCGTTCGCCAGCATTGTCACGCCTTTCTTCATGGCCGCCAGCACTTCGGTGGTATTAACGCCTTGCTTTTCCAACTGCCCTATAAGCGTCGTCGCTTCCTCAAACGAATATCCCATATCACGCAGTTGCGGACCGTAGGTCTGCACGTTCTCCATCAACTTAGAAAACCCCACGCCCGTTGACTGGCTCACTTTGAATACAAAATCCATAGCGTCGCCCATATCTTCCGCGTCAATGTTCCATTGCTGGAAAGCGTGACTGCTCGACTCGATAACCCCTTCGAGGTCGTCTCCCAGCAAGTCCGCGACCTGTATCGCTTGTCGTGAAATGTTTTGTAAATCTTCCCCGGTCAAGCCGAGCATCGTATTGTAATTTGCTATCGCAGTTGCCGCGTTATCCATAGTGGTCGGAACAGAGCCGTAAACTGCGTCGAAGTCGTCCATCAGCGCATCGAGAGCCTCTCCCGTTGCGCCCGTGCCGATTCGGATTGTGTCGCTTACGTTATCGAATTCCGTACCCAGATTAACGAGTTCTTTCGTAGCCTTTACTGCGGCTTTTGCGATGCCGACAACGGCGGCAACGCCAGCGGCGGAGGCTGCTAACGCCGCCACGTTCACGTTGCCTAACATTTTAACCGCTTTCGATACCGCATTCCCTAAAGTGGGCGAGGTACTCCCGGCGATTTCTACTACCGTTTGAAGAACCTTGTTATTGTTCGCCACGAGTTACCTCCTTCTGCGATTTCTCCCCCTTGCCATTTGCGCCGCCATATTGCGCTTTCGTTCGTTCTGCTCTTGCGTCAGCTGTTCGGCTGCATCGGCATACTCCATCGCAAAATCAATAAGCCGCATCCGTTCCAGCTCAGTCGTGGGGGTGTGGAAGATGCGGGCGTAATCTCTTATTCGTTTCCGGACGTGTTTTCCTGTAAGTCGTCCGTCGACTCTTCGACCGCCGACGGCATAATAAAATTTCTGCCGATTCTCACTACTGCGGCAACGTCCGCGCCTTTCAAGCGAGACAGGTCATTGTAGTCGATTTCGGGGTTTACCGCCACAATGGCGGCAAAGCCGAGCTGAAGGTGCATCGAGTAGTCCATCTCTAATGCTCCGGCCGTTACACCTTGCCTGCCCGCCGCTCTGAATTTGCGAGCTTCGGCGGCAATAAACGCCTCCGACGTGATTTCGTTCGCATCGTAGGTCAGTTCCTTGACCTCTTTTCCGTTGATTTTTATGGGGTGCAAAAGTTTTAATTTTTCCATAATGGTCTCCTTAAAATTTACCCCCGGAGCATCCACGCATCCGGGGGTCGTCATTTTTTTATATTTTTTTTGATTACAGGTGCTTTGCGATTTCGGAGAAGTAGTCCTTTCCGTTGATGCGACAAATCGAATTTAATTTGTCGACACAGAGGAGTTCTTCGCCGTTCACGTAAAGCTGATAACGATAAACCGCAAGCGCGATTTCGTGTTCGCTGCCGCTCCCGACCTCGCCTTCCACGGCGGGGACGCCTTTCGGCACACCGGTTATAAACGCTTTACACCCCACGGGTGCGGATGCGCCGTCGCCGGATATGTTGTTTTGAACGTAACGAATTTCGTAGTTGTGCTTTTCGGGGGTCGACGCTTTAACCAGTCCGAGGTCGGTCCCGATTTTAGTAAATGTCGCCTCCATAGCCTCAACCAGTCCGATGAGCGGTGTTTCCATCGCGCCCATCGCCTGACTTTCAGCCGTTGCAAATGCGATTTCCGGAAGTTTGAACGCTACGTCTTTTGCGACAAGTTCGTTGTCGCAGTAAACGGTATCCGCGACGAGTCCGTTTTTCTGGTCAACCCATGCCATTATTCTTCACCTCCGTAAAGTATTTGAAATCCCGCATCGGTGTAACTTACCACCACGGTCGCCGCCTTAAGCGGAGGCGTTACCGTTGCCGAAACGTGCCACTCGAAATTGGCGATTAAAATGTCCGATGCCTCGCTCGAACCCGCGCTCCCCGTTGCGAGCTTAATCGTGGGCGAACCGATAAGCGCACCCTTGGAAACGAGCATTTCCAGTTTTTCCTGCTCGCGGTTGAGGATGGTGTCGCGTAACGCCAGCGTCATCGGCTTATCGATTGTCGAACCCCATTCTTTCTGAAAACTGTTCGTGATATAGAAAAGCATCAGAATGTTCGAGTCGAAAATCTCTCTTGCGTTGTACTCTCCGTCGTAATCGTAGGCCGCCGTATGGTCGCCCCATACACGCCAGTTGCTCTCCCAGTAGATTGCGGTCGTAAGACCCGCCGCCATCAGTTTGTTCGCATCCGGACGGTCGTAACCCACCAGCTTCGAGCTTGCGCTGATGTACAGTCCCGAAACGGGTATTGCCTTGTTTGCGCACGTCTCGTAGGGGACGCTGTCGTTCCCCGTATCGCAACGCACTTTTTCCACAAGCGCGAGGGTCGAAAGATGGTAGACGGCTTTATTTCCTTTAACCTTGGGCCAGAACACCTTCGAGAAACCCGAATTGTAGCCGTTGTCTTTCTTCCATTTGATTGCCGCGTCGATTGTGGCCGCTTCATCCGTGGGAATATCCGCAAACACGAACGCGCTCCAGTGGTCGTTAATTCCTTGCGATGCCGCCACCAGTGCCTTATAAACGGTGGGATTCTCCGACCAGCCGGGCGCGGCGACGTATGTGGGTATCGCATCGTAATTTTGATAAACGAGTCGCAGACTGGCGATACCGCTCGTCACGCCCTCGCTGTCCGTGCCACCCACGACATCGTCTGCCGTTATGGCATCGAAGTCTATTTCCGAATAAGACGCGGTCGCATTCTTTATTTCCGTCGTGCTGATATCCGTAACCGTAAGCACTCCAGTGTCGGCGTTATAACTTAACGTGTAATCCGTACCGAGTACCTTTCCCTCGATTGCGAACGTGGCGATGATGATTCCGGTCGTTACGACGCTCGCCTTTCGGTTCGCAAACGTAAGCGGCACGGTTACCGCTTGCTCGGCTTTGTGTTTGTCGGGGTCAAGCACGTTGATAACGTAAATAGGCCCGATATTGCCGTTCGCGTTATTGAAGTGCGCCTCTATTGCTTCGCACAGAGTGTATTTACCCCACAGCGTAGCGTCTGCGAAGTGTCCGAGTTTGCTCTTTGCTTCGCTTAAATTGTAGATTTTGATGGGCGTGTTAACTGCTCCCTTGTAGTCCGTCAGCAAGTTTACCGGGGCCGTTCCGAAATAGACCGGCACAACGGATGCCTGCGACGCGCTCTGCACTATATCCGTACCGAGAGAACCGTAAACGCCGTATTTGTATTCCGCCATTTTTAACCTCCAAATTTTTTATAAATGCTCCGAGTACGCGGCACCCGTGCGGTTAAGCCCGCGCTCGATGGTTATGGTCGCCCATGCGTAAAAGTACGGATAGGTGTCCGCTATCTGCCCGTCTTTTGTATATTGGCCGTATTTCACGCCGGCCTCTTTAACAAACCGTATCCCGTCCAAGTATTCGGCGTTTTCTATCTCCGCAAGTGTGCGGTCGAGAAAACTCCACACGTCTTTCCATCCGTCTGCCGAACGCTGAAACTTTCCGGTCTCGCTTTCAGTCGGATGCGCTCCCGGATTCCAAACGACAAAACTCAACTGAAGGCTCATTCTGTCATTCGATTTTGTTAAATCCTGCGCTCCCTCTAAAAGCTGAACCAGTATTGACGGAAACTGCATATCCGTCCCCGCGGCGAGCTTATCGTTTCCGGGGAGTAGCATCGGAAACGCCGTAGGGTTTACTTCTTCGTATGAATAAGTGTCTCCCTGCTCTTCGTCGTTCGGCCGTTTCAGTTTTATCTTCGGGCATACGTTTTTATTCAGCCATTCGGCTATTTTTTCTATGCATTGCACAATGGTCATCGCCTACCTCCGTTATCCTGCGGTTTGTTGCGCCAGTTGAATTTCGGCAATACCGCAATCCTCGCGCCACGCCACAATGCTGAATTCCCGCCCGTCGACATTCAGACTTTCGCCCACAGGTCGCCGTTTCGGCAAATCCTCCGCTTTTGCAAATACGACGAGGTCGTATTCTGTAAGACCGATTGAGGCGGCTCCCGATTCTTCGTTTTCGGACTCATCGAGTACCGCCGTTATCGTCTTACCTTCTATGCGGTGGCGTTCGCCGAATACGTCAAGGTCAAGAAAGATGTCATCCCTGTCGGCTGCGACCATTTCCGTGAATTTACTCAAACGACAGCATCAGCCGCATCGAATTCGGGCAGTTCGTCTGCGGGCGTTTCCTCTTCGTCTCCGTCGTCGGGAGTCTCGTCTCCGTCGCCTTCGGGGTTCTCGTCGTTGTTTTCCTCTTCGGTGTTCGTTTTGCCTTTACCCTTGCCTTTTTTGCTTGCGGGTTTGTTCGGCTTTTGCTCTCCGTTATTCGGTTCGTCTCCGGCATTGGCGGCAACTTTAACCGCAACGCCGAGACTGATAAGCCTTTCCTCTTCTTCCTTGGGCAATTCGACGGGACCGTCGTTTGCGCTTACGGGTTTAATCGTTTTGCCGACGCGCATCCCGTAAGAGCCTTTGATAATCTGCACCATAAATACGCCCTCCTTTAATCCTGCGCGTTAATCGCGTTGATAACGTACCAACTGTTTTTGTGGTTCGGAATTATCAGCGGGCGACTGGTCAGATAGACCTCGCGGGTATTCGAAGGAACGTCGCTGTAATACTTGGGAATGCGACGCCCGGCGTAGGTGTGGAACACGCCGTCCGACTGTTCGAGTTGCGAAACCGCACCGTAGAGCGTTCTGCCGCATCCGGGCGCGGTGAGAATTGCTTTACCCGAAGGGATGAAGTGACGGTCTTTGTCTTGGTCGTCCGTATAGGATGCCGAATACTGCAGAACGTCGACGACGTGTCCCTTGGCGTTCAGACGCGCGATTTTGGTCACGCCTGCGGGCAACTGCTGAGGGTCGATACCGCCCACGTTTACGTTGCGGTTGTCGAGCAGTTTGAGAATGGTCTCATCGTGCAAAATCGCATCGCCCACGTCCGGACTTACGAGAAGGTCGCTTGCGGGCAGTCCTTTCGCCGCGAGCATCTCCGCGACAACGAAAATATCGCCCAGAATGTCCGCGCCGGTTTTATCCCAGTCGGTCTTCGGCGTGTATACGGCGGGGTTCGAGCTTCCCTTGTAGAATTGTATGGACATATCTTCGCCTTCGCTTGCGTCGTCCGCGATGTGCTTCATGATGCATCCGTTCGTGAGCAGGGTTTCCGCTGCCATCGCCTCTTCGCGCCGGGTTATCGACTCGCCCATTTCGTCGAAGTCCTTAAGCAAAAGTGCGGTCTGACGCTCTGCGGGCGTGAGTTTGGAGAATAACGCTTCGCCGAACCCTTTTCTCGTGAGGTCGTCGATTGTCAGTGCGCGTTTAGGCGCAATGCGAGGGGGCGTGTAGCGGTCGACCGTATAACCTTTGCGCAGAATGGTCACGCCGCCTTTCCTCGGTGCGACGAAGGGTGCGAGCTTCTTGTTTCCGTCCTTGTATTCCACGAGGACGTCGGTCGTAGAGAACACGTCGGTTGCATCGTTCGTGGGGAAGTATCTATCCCTCAAAAACGAGCTGACGGGCGAAAGGCTTTCCACCGCCATAAGCAACGTGTGAGTATCGTAAATATTGAATGCCATTTTTGTTTAACCTCCCTGTCCTTAAATTTTCACGGCATCCGACAGAAGAATGCCGCCCTTACGAAGTTCCTCCTCGTCCGTAGCCTTGAGGGTATACCCGTCTGCTACGATGAGGCTGTTCCTGTTGAAGTGTCCCGTGCGATACGCGAAAGCCGAGGTATCGGCCGTTCCCGCATCCACGTCGTCCGACAGGATGCAGTTTGCCGTGAGCGTTTCCGTTTTTGCGGTTTCGCCGCTCCCCGTCGTCTTCAGAGTCGTACCGAGTACGACCATCTTTCCGTCCGTATCCGAAATGGCCAGCACGGTGCCGCGCTTGAGTTTCGTCGCCACCGTTACCCCTCTGAGCGTTACGGAGAACACGTCGGGCGCGGGCGTTGCGCTATTTACCAGTTCATCGAAATCTACTTTGCAGATTTCCTCGTTGAGATTGCTCATGCTTTACCTCCCTTGGTTTTTTGATACGCCTTTACGGCATTTGCGACAACCGCCGCCGTTTCGTCGCCGTCATCGGCGTTACCGCCGTTCGGCTTGCCTGCTACTTCGTCCGCGCCGGATGCGCTGGAGTCCGCTTCCATCTTTTGCAAAAACGCGCTGCCGAGCTTCGACTGCGCCTGCATTGCTGCCAGTGCCAACTGTGCCGCATCACAGGGAGTGTCGCCGTACTTCGCGTTTTGCACGAGACGCTTGTCGCCGATTTGCGCTTCGATGCTCTCGATTCCTTTGAGTCGCGCTCTTTCGGCCGCCGTCGCCTCGGTGCGAGCATTATCCGCTGCGGTCTTTTCGATAGACGCCACAATGTCGGGATACTGCTCTCTGAGTTCTTTTTCCGTCATGTTTGTAACCTCCGTTTTATTTTTATTTCCGGCCGTGACAGATGCGGCATCGGTTTCACTGAATATGGGGATATTCCCCGGAATGTTGCGGAAGGCGTGAACATCGTGTCTTACGCCCGCCACCATCATCACGCGCTTGTCTGCGCTCATTTGCATTTTCGGTTCGTTGCCACTGCCCAGCAAGGTATCGGCGAACCCTTTTTCTATGGCTTGACTGCCCGTCATCCACGTTTCATTCGTCATCATGCTACGGAGCGTTTCCACCTCGATTCCCGTTTTCGCTTTGTAAATTTCGGCGACAGCACGTTCGTCCGCATCAAACGCTTTAACGGCTTTCTTTAAATCGCCCAGCGTCATATAATCGAAGAACATTCCAGCCACGCCGTGTATCATCACAAGGCTGCCGGGATAGACTTGCACGTCGTCTCCGGCGCAAGCAATGACCGACGCTGCGCTTGCTGCGATTCCCTCCACGATGACCGTCTTATACCCAGTCAAACCTTTAAGCGCGTTATGAATAGCAATGCCCGTATAAAGGTCGCCACCGCAACTGTTCAGCTTAATGGTGATTTTGCTTTTGCCCTTAATCGTGGCGAGGTCTTCGGCGAACCCTTCGGGCGTTATGTATTGCCCTTCGAGCTTTTCGCCCGTCCAGAAATCGCGCGGCTGGCTTTCGCACACATCGCCGTACATCGTAATCTCCGCGCTATCCTCGCTGTCGTTCGTTATGACATTCCAGAACCGTTGAACGGTCGTCCCCGGTTTGGTGTCGTTATTCGTTTTAGGGATTTTCATACTTTACCCTCCTCCTTTCTAAGACTATTGATTATTCGCGGTAGCAACTCTGCCACCAGCTTATTTAGGTCATCGTCGTCGTTAGGCTGACTTTGACCGCCTTTCAGCATCTCGTTTTCCGTTGCCAGCTGTTCGGCGTTTGCTTCAAAACTACCGCCGTTCAAACGCACCGTCGCTTGTTCTCTCGTACTGAACCCGTTATCACAGGCAAGCTGCTCGGCTTGTATCTCTTTGACAGGGTCGAGTTGTCCCTGCGAAGGCCCTATCCACTCCGAACCCATCCACGCCGCTCTTATACGCGGGTCAGCAAAAAAGCCGGGAGCTTCGATACGCCCACGCGCCACAGCTTCATAAAGCCACACGTTATAAATCGGCTTGCAGAAATCATCTACAAACCATTCACGGCGCATCTTAAACGCTTTCCACGCTTCCAAAAGTGCGGCGCGTGACGCGCTGTACGATGCGTTAAATGCCTTCAGTAGTAAGTCTGCGGGTATTTCCAAAGCCGCGCCGACTTGCTTGCACACAGCGTTAACGAACCCCTCAAACCCACCGTTCGGGCGTTTCGGGTCTCCGAACGTCACGCTTTCGCCCGGTTTTAATACGTTTACCGTTCCCGGTCCCATTTCGTATTCGTTTTCGTCATCACTCACAGGCGGCGCGTTCTCGTCGCCCACCTCGTTATACGGCATCATGCTGGGGTCGGCTTCCGTCGTTATAAACGCTGTGAAGAAGCTCTCCACGACTGCCGCAGTCAGTTCACTGTCCGTGTATCTGCGCACCTGTAGGAGCGGCTCGATAACTTGTGCCAGATAACTCACGCCCCTATACTGCTCCGGTCTTTCCGCTTCCATAATGTGGAGAACATTCGGCAGTCCCGTCTCTTTCCCATAGGCTTCGACTCTTTTCCATTCCGTAGGAGTGCGGGTCAGTTCATACGGGTAGGTGCTTCGTATGTAATACGCAACGATTGCACCGTTTGCGTCGACCTCTACGCCGTCGTATATCGCGTTTCCGTTCTCCGCTTTCCCTTCCGTGATTCTCGCCACAAGGCTTGCCCCAGCAGAAAACTCTACCGGCGTTGAGACTCGGTCGGCTTCAATCATTTGAAACCGTAAACCATACGGATTGTACTCCGTAGGCTTTACGCGCTTCAAAAGAACGACAACGTCTCCGGAAAGCAGTCCCGAAATAAACGCCAAGCCTTGCGCCGTATAAAAGTTATTGATTCCCAGTGCGTCGCAGTTGCGCTTTTCGGCCGCCCATAGTTCGAATTCCGCTTCCGTTTTCTTTTGCCAGATGCGGGCATCTTCCACCGATAGGCCGAGCAGTTCTCGGTCGATTCGGCTCTTAAGCCATAGACCGCTGCCTATAACATTTGTTCGGTTCGTTTTAATTGCCGATGTCGCTATGGGTGCGCTCATATAAAGCATTCGAGCGCGTTGTCTTAGCGTCAGATTGTGCGCGTCAATATCTGCCTGCGGCGACCCGCTTCTTGCCGTAAACCCTTTCAGTGCTTTTTTCGTCGAGCTTGCTCCGGCTTCTCCGTAGCCACTGTTCTTCGGCAAAGGCGAAACGGGTTTGCTTGTAGGCTTTCCGTGTTCTTTGTCCATCTTGCCTCCTTACCAATCGCGGGGTATAACCCCGACCGCCTTTCTTACGTTACCGCCGCCGAGCAAGGCTTCCAACTCGGCGATTTCCTTTTCCAAGTCTTTAATTGCCGAGCGTATTGATGCAAGGTCGACATTGTAACGGGTGACGTTACGGCTACCTATCCCGTAGCTCTGCACACCGCCTTTCAAAATTTCAAGCTCTCGATTGCGGTACGCTTCGAGTCGTTCTTTTTTGTCTTTAATTTTTGCTTGGATGTCTGCCTTGTTCATATTGCCTCCTACCAGTCGTCGCCGTCTAAATACCTACTACGGCGCGTTCTCGCTTGTTTTTGTCGAACCACCGCCTTAGGCTGTTCTATATTCCCTTTTAGTCTGCGCTCTATCGCGTCCATATCCGGGTCAATAATTCGCAAGGCGGCGTTCGCGTAATTCCTACAGTCCAGAGCTTCGTTGCGTTGATGTCCGGGCAATTTGACCCATACCCAGCGGTCGCCGCGCCCGGTGTGGCTCAGCACCAGTTTTTCGGATAGCAATCCAGTAAAGTACGCGCTATCGTAGCCGCGTTCTCCGCGCGGAAAGTGCGAATAATTCGCGCCCGGTTCTTGCACTTTCAAGCTATCCATTATTTTGCTTTTGCCAGCATCCACGCCTATAGTGTATAAGTAGCACGTTATTCGTTTGTTGTCTTTCAACGCTACTTTCGTCGGCAAACCTACGAACGGTATATCCGGGCCGCCCTTGCCTTTAATTGCAAACACGCGCTTTGTAAAGCGGGCGCGACAAGCTGCATAGACCTCCTGCGTATAATGCCCGCCTGAGTCCACGCACGTCATCGAAATTTTCAAACCCTTTCCTGATTTGAATTTGTAGACGTGGTCTATCACGTCGTCCAATTTCGCCCACACCTCTTCGTTATCGGGTTTGCCCATTATAAAGCCTTTCTTGATGCCCCAGCTTTCTTTGAAGTGTCCGTGTCCCACCACCTCGTATTCGAGCCGGTTATCTTGCGTATCAACCCCACAGGTCAAAACGAGAACGCCGTCCGGCAGCTCCGCATCGTAATCTTCGCGCCGTGCCAGCATACTGTCTTCGTCCTCTAAATCGCCGCGGTCTTCCCACAGCTCGCCAAGCAAAGTGTTGTAAACAACCTTCAGCCGTTCCGGGTCTTTTCGTGCTTCGAGGAAACGCTGAATAATCGTCGCCCACGGCATCCAAGGACTGGCGAACGCCGTTAGCCAGAATGACCTGACGCCGCGATTATAAGCATCAGGGTTATCGGCTATCCATTTCGCCGGCTGTCGGCGCATCTCATCCTCGGTATGTAAACAGCCGCACGACTTGCAGAGCCAGTGCAGCGATTTAACGATATAATTCTTTTTGCGGTTTACGGTCTGCTCTTCGTAGTCAAATCGGATGTCGTCAAACCGTATTTCGTGCCACTCACCGCAAGACGGGCATTGATGACACCAGCGTTCTTGCGTTCCTCTGTCAAACGATGTTTCGATATTACTTCTCCCCTTAATGGTGGGTGTCGATGTCTCAACCGATTTCCGATTGTAGAACGTCGCTTGTCGTGCTTTCGCCAATTCCCACGGGTCGCCTTCCGTTCCGGCACTGGCCGCCCAGCGGTCGCGTTCATCGCCGAAGATATAACGCGCCGGCGTTGATGCGAGTGCGCTGGCTGAGTTCGAACCCGTAATTGTCAGCATCCCGCCCGGAAACGCTTTTTGCAATATGGTATTTCCACTGTCGCGGGATTTAACGTCCGACACTTTCGTGCGGAGCGGTTTGCTGTCTCTTATCATGGGCGCGATTCTTAACCGCGAAAATTTCCGCGCATCATCGAGCGTAGGCTGTATAAACATCGTACTTGCCGGGTCTTGACCTATGGTGTAAGCGATGCAGTTCAAAAGGAATTCCGACTTGCCGACCTGCGAAGCCGCCACCATTACGATGCTGGAAACTTTCGGGTCGTTAAATGCATTCATTGGTTCTTCAAGGTATGGCGTTCTCGAAGTTCTCCACGGTCCGGCTTCGGCTGCGCTCTCCGGCGAAAGTCGCCGGTACTTCTCGGCCCATTCGGAGACCGTCAATTCTTCGGGCGGTGCAAAGTTTTTTACAGCCGAGGCTATCGCCGCGTTTAGCCTACTCGTCGCCTTCTTCGGTGCTTTCTTCAAAATCTTTCCCTTGACGGTCTCTGACGCGCTTCTTGTATGCTTCAGGGTTGTACTTATAATTCGACAGGTCAATCAGAATTGCGTCAACCTCGCGCTTTACCCGATTCGATATCTCGGTCGGTTCAGTAATGGCCGCGAGGTCGATTGCAAGCCTGCCCGGAAGCGCGAGCATCATACTGCGGACGTTGAAGACGAGGTCGTTTGTCATCGCTTCCACGTCTTCGCTGCGGTGTAGCTTTCCCTGTATCTCATCCAGTTCAAGCTGTGCCATCTCCGCTTTCGCTTGTTTGAAATCGGCATCGGCGCGGAGCTTACGGCTTTCGTTATCCGCATCCTCTTGCGTCCCGTTGCCCGTACCCTTTTCGCTGACGCGCTTTTGTAAATATTCAATATACCGCCGAA